GCAATTCCCGCTTAGGAATCTGAGTTTCTGGCCGATACCGAGCGTGGCAGTCAATACGAGAATCTACGGCTGGTCGCCGCTTTCGAGTTACACGACACTGACGACTGACCTGACCTTCCCTCCAGGCTATCTTGAAGCGTTACGCTACAACCTTGCGGCGCGGTTGATGGCCGAAATGCCGGGAGACTATAACCAAGTGACTGCCGGGCTTGTCGCCAAGGGCGCGCAGGATGGATTAGCACGAATCAAGAGCATGAATATTCCAATCATCGAGGCTGAATGTGACCCCGCGCTTCTTGGCACAGGTGGGCGTTACGATTACCGCTCCGATACGCCGGTCTGGGGGCGTGGCTAATGGCGCAGTTCGGATTCTGTGCGGGAACCTACACTAGTCAGAGCGTAAACGCTGACTGTCAACTTTGTATGGGTTGGTATCCAGAGTCAGATGAATCAGGTTCTGGGAAATCCGCCGTCGTATTGTACCCCACTCCTGGTACAAGGCCATTTGCAGCATTCTCCGGGCCTTCGATACGCGGTCAATGGTCGATTAACGGTCGTGAATTCGCCATCTCCAGCACTTCACTCTACGAAGTTTTCTCGGATGGGACGACTAGGAACCTTGGGACAGTGGCCGACGATGGCAGTCCAGTTTCGATGACCTCCAGTCCTCAGCAGATGTTGATTGCGAGCGTCGGGCAATGCTACGTCCTAGATTTGCTGTCGAATGTGCTGACGCCCGTTCCGGTGACGAACTTCAATCAGCTCATTTCACAGGTGGAGTATTGCGATGGATTCTTTATCGCGCTTGGTGCCAACTCGCAGCAGGTTTACGCCTCTGCTCCGCTTGACGCAACGACGTGGCCTGGAAGTTCTACGGCGATTGTTTCGGTATTTTCGGACAACATCATAGCAATGCGCGTTGACCATCGGCAGCTCTGGCTTTTCGGACGTAAGGCCAGCGTTGTCTACTACGACTCAGGCAATACGCCATTCCCATTCGATGTCGTACCAGGGGGATTCGTCGAGCAGGGAATTATCGCCATGAATTCGACAATAAAGCTCGATAACTCAGTATTCTGGGTCGGAGGCGACGAGCGCGGCAATCTGATGGCTTGGCGAGCGTCAGGTTACACGCCTACCAGAGTCTCCAATCACGCCGTTGAGAATGCTTGGCAGAACTTCTCAACCGCCGTTGATGCGCGAGCTTATTCCTACCAGGATAGAGGGCATTCGTTCTGGGTGATCTACTTTCCCACGGCGAATCAGACTTGGGTTTACGATGTAGCGACAGGTTCTTGGCACAATCGCGGATTCCTTAACTCAAATGGAACGATTGACGCTCATCACAGCCAGAACCATTCTTTTATCTTCGGAAAGCATCTTGTAGGCGACTGGAATAGCGGCAGGATTTACGATATGTCCATCGCCTATTACAACGATTTGGACGGTTTTCCAATCAAGAGAATCAGGCGTGCGCCGCACATTTCAAGGGAAAACGAATGGATATTCCATCAAAGTCTCCAAGTTGATTTGGAGTCTGGACTAGGGCCAGAACCTCCTCTCCTAGATGGACAGGGAAATCCTGTTGCTCCACAAGTGATGATTCGATGGTCAGATGATGGCGGCCACGTTTGGTCGAACGAGCATGATGTCGGCGCTGGACAGGCGGGGCAATACAAATTCCGTGCAATCCTGAGACGCCTTGGGCGAAGCCGTGACCGCGTATATGAGATTTCGACAACGGATGCAATTCCTTGGCGGCTAGTCAATGCCTATTTGAAGGCCGACGCAGGTTATAAACCGCAAGAACGCTTGGCAACTCAGTTTCGGAAGGTATCCTGATGCCTCCGGTCATCGTTACCAAGAAATTTCCGCCTCCACCGATTCAGACGCCATTTATTGACCCGACGACGAACACGATTTCGCAGGCTTGGCTGCAATGGTTTCAGAAGATTGCGACGACCTTATCGCCATGAGAGAGAAACTATTGCTGCTGATTCGCAATGAAACCGGGGTGATGGATGCCACGGATGATACAACGATTGAGGCGCTGGGTGTTGACTCATTGGACTTTATCTGCCTCCTCCAAGCAATTCGGGACAAGTTTGGGCCAATTTCTACGGAAACTGCGACGGAAGCTCGAACAGTGGGAGACCTCATCGCGGCGGTGAAAGTTTGCTGAGTTTTCAGGAACAAAATTGGAGCGACTGCGTTGCGGAAATCAGGCCACTCGCCGACATGCTTTGGGAAGATGTGGCGATTGATAAAGATAGATTCAAGGCAAAGATTGATGAGCGGATTTACAAGGAATTGGAAGCAAAAGGCGTACTGCATTTAGTCACGGCAAGGAAAGAAGGCAAGTTGGTGGGCATCTATCTCGCATTCTTGGTTTTGAATCCTCACTATGCGGGGCAAGGATTCATGGCCTTTACGGATGCCTACTATCTGGCTCCTGAATGTCGAAAAGGAAACATCGGAATGCGGTTTTTCTCTTTCGTAGAGAAAGCATGGAAAGCAAAGGGATGCGTCAAAGCCTATACGTCACATAAGATTCACCGGGATCGCAGCGCATTGATGAAGGAACTTGGCTGGAGAGCGCAGGATGTGATGTATACTAAATGTTTATGATGAGAGACCTTACTAATAAGCGTTTTGGACGATTGCAAGCTAGGACACATGATGAATCGGCCAGAAATACGAGCCGAAATAGAAGGCTCAAATGAGTACAGCAGCAGTCATTGCCGGAACAGTAGGGTCAGTCGCAAGCGCAGGTATTGGTGCAGTCGCTTCTGGTGCGGCTTCAGGTGCTGAGGTAGGCGCAGAGGAACAGGCGCAAGCTCTCCAAGCCCAAGAAGCTACGAACTCATTAAATTTTCAAGAGCAGGAATGGAATACCCAGCAAGAGAACATTGCACCGTGGTTACAAGAAGGAAAGCAATCTCTTGGCAAGCTCGGCCAACTATTAGGTCTTAGTGGCGATACGAGCGCAGCGGACTATGGGCAATTGGCACAGGGATGGCAGGGAAATTTTCAAGCTCCCACAGCAGAGCAGGCACGACAGACTCCCGGCTATCAATTCCAGCTTCAACAGGGCGAGCAGGCGATTCAGAACTCAGCGGCAGCTCGTGGAGGGCTACTCAGTGGCAATACAGCTCAATCTCTTGAACAGTTCGGTCAAGGTCTCGCCGACACAACCTACCAGCAGACTTATGCAAACGCCTTTAACCAATACCAGCAGGGCTACAACGAATTCCAGCAGAATCAGGCGAATCTATACAACCGTTATGCGGGCGTTGCGGGGGCGGGTCAGCAAGCAGCAACAACTCTTGGCCAGCAAGGACAAGCAGCGGCACAGAACGTCGGAAACATCAGTCTGACGACCGGCGCACAGCAAGGGGAAGACATCCAGAACGCAGGTGCGGCAACGGCCAGCGGTTATGCCGGAATTGCGAACGCCTTGGGCGGTGGAATCAATAGCCTTTCACAGGAAGCATTGCTCGCATCGTATCTCCAGCAGAACGGTGGATGGGGCTAATGAATCTTTCTTCTATTTCTCGCTTGTTGCAGCCGAGTCGCCCATCGGCAATTGCCAGGCTCATAATTCCCATTGTTGTCTGGGAATCTATCAATAGAATGAGACAAACTAGGTCTACTGCCCATGTCCAAGAGAAAAGACTGAAAATCGTCCCATCTTTTACAGACTCCAATACCACGACCTCCGTAATTTTTCCACGCCTGATGTTTTGGATTTCGGCATCTTTCTCTCATTGCCGCCCAACTTTTATAAGTAATCGTTATTTTTCCTCGCGTAGATGCTCCGTGGAGAAAATGATTTCCTTGTTGATTTCTGCATGCAATGGCTTGTTTGAGCCTATTTTCCGCTTGAAGACAACCACAGCTTCTTATGGCATGTCCTCTGTTTTTTCTTGCGAAGTCATCGCCCATGATTATTTTCTTTTCTCCGCAATCACACAGACATTCCCAACGTGGCCTTCCTTCGCCAACTTTAGAAGCTCTTCGCAAAATGAGAAGCCTGTCAAATCTTTGTCCAGTTCTATCAATAAGCGTGGTAGCCATGTAGAGGTGCCCCATTTCTAGTATACCACTTCCGGCTCTGTCCATTCACACGCAGGCACCTAGCCCGCTCGAAGAGTACGGGAAGATGATGCAGATCCGACAGATGGGCCAGCAATCGCAACTTGCACAAGCTCAACTGACGGGCGAACAGCAGAAGAATCAGATGCAAGCGTTTGCTCTTCAAGACCAACAAACCTTGAGACAGCTTTCTCCAACTTTCGTGCAGAAAGACGCACAGGGAAACATCAATGGCTATGATTTCAATGGTCTAGTGAATGCGGCGGCGGCGAAGAACGTGAATCCTAAGACGCTAAACGATTTGGTCACAAGTCATGCGGATACAATATCCAAACTGGCGAGCGCAGATGAAACTGTTCGCACTAACGAACAGCAGAAGAACAGCAAGCTTTACGACATGATGGAAGGCGTCAAGGCGATTGACGACCCAGCGCAGCGTCAGCAGGCGTATCAGCAATCTTTAATGCAAGCAACGAAGTTGGGAGTGAACGTACAGAAGTTTCCTCCGCAGGCACCGGACAACGCGACCATCTCGCAATTCGAGATACCTCTTGGTGTACATGCCCAACAATTGAAGGATGCAGAGACGCTGGCAAATACAGCTAAGGCCAACGCTGAGGGCAATAAAGCGAAGTTCATGGAGAGCAATGGAGTTCTTTACAACATAGCTGGTGGTGTGCCGACTCCAGCCGTCAAGCCGAATATGCAACCGCAGGATTGGTCGAACCTGATTGATGGGATTGTACCCTCAAATCCATCACTCAATACCAGCACGAAGAAAGAGGTGAACTTCTATCTTGCCAATGGGAATCCCAAGGCCGCGCAGGATGCTGTTACGCGAGCAACGCAGCAGGTTGACTCACTTCAAAAGGAAAGCATCACCCAGACAGCCGAAAACTATCGGCAATCTCTCAATCGTCAGGCTCAACAAGCCGATTCTTTGCAAAAGAACGGCTTGATGCAGCTCGATAAGATTTTTACTGACCCGCAGCATGGATACACGCAATTCCTGGCACAGGCCAATGCCACGAAGAATGATATAGCGCAAGCCAAGGATGGAAATGAGCTGGCCGCGTCCCTCGCGCCGCTTATGACCGTATTGGGCGTCAATAGCTTTGCGGGGATTCATCGCATCAATCCGATTGAATATGAGTCGGCTGGCTCTGGAATGGGTTCTCTTTATCGTCGCGTTAATACATTGCTCGATAAGGCTGGAAGTGGATCTCTGCCTCCCGATACGACAAAGGAAATGGGGCAGATTATCGACAGCCTCATCACCACCAAGCACGCCTCACTCATCCCGGCGGCTCAGATGGTTG